GTTGGGCCAATGATGCTAAACGTCTTTTTATTGGTGGCACAGGTAATGCTAATACTTACAATGAAAATATTGAAGTATTAACATCGTATTCTGATATTACTTTTAGTCAAATTAACGGTAGTGAGGGTAATCTAAATATTTCTAATGCCCAGACTGGTCAAATTTTAACATATGTAGCTAGTACAAATACTTGGGATAATGCAGGTGGTAACGCATTACAACCCGGCAATTCCGCATTGTACACCGGTGGCAATATTCATTTAGGCGATGTAGCCACTCTTAAAATTGGTGGGGGTGCTATTGGATATGTGTTAGAAACTGATGGTGTGGGTAATTTAACATGGACACCCAAATCAACAATTACTGCATATATTAGTGCCGTAACAAAAGCTGATCCTGGTGTAGTTACTACAACACAAGATAATTTCTTTACTGAAGGTGCTGAAATAACTATCACTAATGTTGGTGGTATGGTAGAGCTTGATGGTGGAAGTTTTTATGTAAATATATTAACTTCTAACACGTTTTCTTTGTACTCGGATTCTGGTTTAACTACTCCGGTAGACACAACTGGATATACAACGTATACAACTGGTGGTAGAGTAATATCTAGTGTAGGTGGTTCAGGAACTAGTGCCGCCGGTGGTAGCAACACAACAATTCAATTTAACGATAACAATGTAATTCAAGGTAACGCTGGATTTACGTTCAATAAAATTACAGGCGCAGTAGCTATTCCAGGCAATGTTACTTCTATCAATGCAACATTGGGTAACCTAGTAACATCAAATTATTTCGCCGGTGTATTAACGACTGCCGCACAACCAAACATCACAAGTGTTGGTACATTAACTAGTCTAACCGTAACAGGTAATACAACTTCGGGCAACTTAAATACTGCCGGTACCGTTACTGCAAGTCGCTTGGTATCTAATATTGCCACCGGTACTGCACCGTTCACTGTAACAAGTACAACGCAAGTTGCAAATTTAAATGTTGCAACAGCAGGTCTTGCTACTTTTGCAACTACAGCAAATGCTGTAGCTGGTGCTAACGTTTCTGGGCAAGTAGGTAATGCTTTGGTTGCAGGCACAGTATATACAAATGCTCAACCTAACATAACATCAGTTGGTACACTAACTACAGTAACTGTAAGCGGCAATGCCAATGTAGGTAATATATTAACTGATAACTACTATTATGCTAACGGTACTCCTATTAGTTTTGCCGGAACATATGGTAATAGTAATGTAAGTTCATTCTTAGCCGCATACGGTAGTAATACAATTTCTACTACAGGTAACATAACTGCAGGTAATATTATTACTACTGTTTTAACAGCAGGAGCTAATACTACCGCAGGAAATATTACTGGTAACTGGACATTAACAGCAGGCTCTAGATTAGAAGCAACTTATGCTGACTTAGCAGAATATTATGAAGCAGATAAACACTATGAACCGGGAACTGTATTAGCATTTGGTGGAGACAAAGAGGTTACTATAGCAGATAGTGGTACAACAAAAGTTGCAGGCATAGTATCAACTAATCCAGCATATGTAATGAATAGTTCTTGTCCAGGTGAACATACTGTTGCATTAGCATTACAAGGTCGTGTTCCATGTCAAGTACGTGGAAGTATTAAAAAGGGTGATATGCTTATTAGTGCAGGAAATGGCTTTGCACACACAGCACCCTTTCCAATATTGGGTACAGTAATTGGTAAATCATTAGAAAACTTTGATGGTATAGAAGGTATCATTGAAGTAGCAGTCGGTAGACTATAAAATAATAGGAAAATAAAATGGCATCATACGTATATACGGGTAATTTAGTATCACAACAATCAGCTAATATGGCTACGGACAAAATTAGAATATCAACTACTGGTGTAGCTATTCACGCTGTAACCGGTTATCCTAGAGTAGCTGGTACAGGAACAGCAACGGCAGCAACTAACAGTGCAACAGTCACCGGAGTTGGCACAGCGTTTACTACTCAACTGTCAGTTGGTGGTTGGATAGGCAACACAACCGGAACAACAGTCGGAATCATATCAAGTATTGCTAACGCTACTAGTTTAACGCTTACTGCTAATGCAGGAGTAGCACTATCAAATGTTGCCTACACTTTCAATAATGCAGGAGTTCCCTACGCAATTGCTACACAAAACTCAGAAATTTATTCTGCACAAGATGTTTTTAATAGCGTTTATTGTGGTCAAGGCAATGTAGTAGCATTTCTTACAACTGGATCAAATGCAAGTGCAGGTACAGAGTTTAGTATTAGTGAACTTGGTATGCCACACGCTAATACAGGTACTGAATAATACAGATTTTAGATAAATATATAATACACTCTCATTCTGAGAGTTTATGCAGTAACCCACTGCGTAGCGTCTAGAACACGCTAATTTAATAAAGGAAAATCAAATGGGACGTCCTCTAAAAATCGCAAAGGCTCAAGCAGTCTTAACAATTACTGATACAGCAGAAACAGGCAGTATCGTTACAATCTCAGGTGGAAATCTAACAACTAGTCCTACAGTTGGTGTAGCTAAAGGAATGTCATTCCAAGTAGCTTCTACAGTTGGTGGATTAACAGCAGGTGTTACATATTTTATAAATTCAATACTATCAAATACTACATTTGATGTATCTGCAACACAATTAAGTGTTCAACCTCAAGTTATGGCAACATTAACTGACACAAGTAGTCAAACAGTTAGTATGTCGGTTGGTGTCGTTGATGCTTATTTCAACAATCCACTAGGTGGTACAGGTTTTCCAGCAACCAATGCTAACACATACGGTGTAGTAGGTGGCAATACAGCAATCGTTGGTAGTCAAGTATTAACACGTGTTGCTATTGGTATCAATGGTACAGGTACATTATACACGCCGGTAGCAGTTAACACAAGTACAGTAGTAGTAGGTGTAGGTACTGATTTAGCTAATTTGGCTACTGGTGCGGCACTTCAAGTTGCGGTTGCTAACATTAACGGTAGTACTGATTATGTTGATCTAGGTTTTGCAAGTGCAACAAAAGGTAATGTTAGTGTTGCAGTAGCAAATACTACAGTAATAGGTAGTATTATTGGAACTTCAGGTAATGCACAAACTCTTATAGCAGATATGCCAATTCAGTTTAGTGCTAATTTTGGTGGTTTAACTACAGGTACAACATATTTTGTTAAAACTATTGCTAACGCAGCCGCGTTCACGGTTTCTACTAGTCAAGGTGGTGATGTACAAGCTGTCACAGCGAATGCGTCTGTAACAGCTAATGCTCTTATGAATCGTGTTGTATTAACAGCTAATGCAAATGTTGTAGCAAGTAATGCCGCATATGTATATGCTAATGATGAAGCAGGTTTCATTGTTCGTCAAAAAGGTAAAACAAAGTATTTGGTAACAGGTGGCACAACAGGTTTAACAGCACAATGTTTTACTGCAAATGTAGCTAATACAGCATTGACACCAAACACAATGAACATCTTGTCTACTGACGCAGCCTCTGCTACAGCATTTGTTTCAAGTATTAATGATTATAACAGTGAAATCTTCCCAACGCAAGTTGCAGCCGGATCAATATCAGCAGGTACAGTTTATACAATTTACTTTGCTGGTACAACAAATTGGACAGCAATTGGTGCAATGGCTAATATGACAGGTATTACATTCACTGCTACTGCTTCAGGATCTGGTACAGGTACTGCGGTTGAATATAGTGTCAACCCTGACATTATTGCTACATTCAATACTGCGGCAGTTGCTAATGCGGCTAACGGTCAGCCTAACCCAATCGTTACGATTGCTAGTGCTTAATCATGGCAACTAGGTCTATTAAGATGCCAAAAACTGAAACCGATATTGCAGTTCTTCAGGTTGAAGTTCAAAACATCACCGATGATATTCGTGAAATAAAAACTGATATTAGAGATATTCATGTTGAAATGATTAAAAACAACGATGATACTAGGGTGATGTTGAAGGGTATGAAGGACGCTAGTTCAAATGCACATCAAGCAATGTCAGAAAAAATCTCCGCATTAGAAAAGTGGCGATGGATGATGATGGGAGCAGGTGTTGTAATAGGATCGTTAGGATTCGACACTATAGCAAAATTGCTAAAATAAAAAAAGAGACTTAGGTCTCTTTTTTTGTAAGTGCTTTTAATTTTTTCTGCACTACATCAAAGTTTACAGTACTAAACAATCCAGGATGTAATGGTTTAGGATATTGATTATCACCCACCCAAGCATAACCGCAATGCTCATAATTTAATATTGGAATGAATTCTTCATCTATTTTGCAAAAAAATGTATGATATGTAAATGTATTATTTACAAACTTTTGTATAGGTACTAATTTAGGATTTTTTGGAAAGTATCCAATTTCTTCAGTACATTCTCTATCAATGCCTACAAGCAATGTCTCGCCATTTTCTATCTTACCGCCCGGTATACCCCAATTGCCCGGATTTTTATTGTCCGTTCTAAGTAGATATAAAAATCGTTGTGTATTTTTAGCGTAAAAGAACACGCCTGCTGAAATATTATTCATATGCTAAGAGATTATAGCATAAAGTAAATTAGATTACAATACTATAATCACCCTGGCCATACCAGCCTTCCCACGATTTCATCCATGCACCTTCAGTATTAACATAACGATACTGTATGCTGGTTGTCAAATTGGTAACATATTCAACTGTAGTAGCTTGGGCACTATCAAATGATACAAACCATTCTCCCATACTACCATCATATTCAATAATGTCATTAGCATATGCTACTACATTACCCCATGCAATAGTAGTATCACCATCACTACCAATGTTATCTACAATAAGATATCTCATCCCATTTTCTGCGGGAGGTAACCCTGCATTTGGTCCTGTGACTAATGGGTTAATCACGCTGTCTACAGGATCCAATGTATTTTGAGGCAGGGTATCTGGGTCAATATCATATATCAATAATCTATCATCAACTGGATCAGGTACAATAGTACCTACAATCTCTGTATCCATAAACGGATTTTGTAACCATATCTGACTAATACCTGGTCTTAATGTACCATATACATTCAATAGGCTTGACCAGTATAAACTTGTATTAGGATTGGGTGGTAAATCTAAATCCTCATTGTTGGGATAAAAATCTTGATCAGCCGGCAATAGTTGCAAACTATTACCTATCAATAACAATTTATAACCATATGGTGTAATCTTTTGTCGTGTGCCCAATAACAAATCATCATTTTGTATATCGTCAAGTGCTTTACCGGAGAATATACTAGCAATAATCTTTTCAATAACACCCATCTTTTTAAGTTTAGCGGCATTACTAATCCATATAGGCATATAGAATTTCCAACTCATTACATCTATTGGATTGCCTGTACCTTGTGGAATACTACGACTACTGAAGGTTAATCCATCTTGATATACAACGCTTAAGCTAGTCCAATCAATAAAGTTATCAGTACTTTGTATCTCTAATGAAGGGTTAAATAATGTACCTAATTGTTCAATCAATTGTAATTTTTGATTATAATTCGTTGTCCATAAATCTACTGTCATTCTTAATGTATATGGAACTGGCATTAATCGTTCAACTGTAAATGCTTGACCTTGAACTTGCTCATAACTTTGTGTTTCTGCGTTATAACTACGTTGACGAACTTGTATCTTATCAATAAACGTAGGATCCTGTGTCCTACGTTGATCATATTCTAGCCCAGTAATATAATATGTAATCAATGGTGCACTAGGTAAGTTGCTAGCACTGTTGTTAGCAATGATAGTACTTGCTTGTCTACTTGAATCACCATACATAACTGGAACACGAACAAGTATTTCATTGCCTGCAGGATCTTTACCTTTAGTTACTTGCCAGTTGCTAAATATTTTTCCAAATTGAATTAGAAATCTGCGTACCTGATTGTCGTAGAAAAATTGTGCCATTTATTAAATTACCGGTGGAATTGGATCTGGGGCTATTGTTAAGATAGTTGATAGACCTTGTTTCTGTGGAATACTTGTTCCATCTGTAGCAATAGTTACGTTACTGTTATTTATGAAGCTAGATTGTTGTGACAAATCTCCTTCAGTGAATCCTGTTTGTGTTCTGACATTTTTAGATATGCGAACCCATATTCTTCCATCCCATCTAAACAATAATTGAGGTAGATAGTCTGTGCGTAAGAAATATGCTCCTACTTGTGGGTTCTGTGGGAATGCAATACCTGCTCCTGTTGGGAATCCGTTTGGAGCTTCAGCCGAGCCATCTAAGTAACCTGTAGTATATCCAAAGCTTCTTGGACTACTACGTGCAATGAATTGGAATCTTGGATCAGCATCAGCACGATAATCCATAGTATTTGGACCATACGGTTCTGTACCAGTAAAATTGGGTGCTACAGGATTTTGATCTGCAAACGCATATGTATTATCAGATGTGCCATATGGTCCTGTAATTGGTCCTGTCGGTAATGCTGTTAATACAACTTCACCTTCAACTGGACCTGAACCATTACCTATAAGCTGTGGTGCAATAATAGCAGTTTCTAAGTTTATCTGTCTTGCAGGCTGTAATGGATCTATAAGCATATCCACGGTCATATCCCAAATACTTTGTAAAGTTGCTTTGGGGATTCTTAATACCGGACTTGCATTCTTGTACATTGTACTACGTACTATTGAAACTACTCCTGTTGCTACCTCAGGTGCACCATTGTTATTGGCAAGAACATTTATGGGTGGTGCAGGTTGATTATATTTACCTGATAATTCTGTATTAGTTTCATACTCACCATATGTAGGAACAATATATAAATTGCTTCTATCGTAACCTGCTTTAGGTACTAATCTTTCTGCCTCATCTAATATAGCATTATTGATTTGTAGATTTTTATTATATGTAGCAAGAATATCTTTAAGATTTTGATTAGGATCAAGTTCCCAATATACTGTATTAGGAGGTGTTATTCCAATTGGCACTTCTTGTTTAGATAGATAATTCTTATCACCAAATGTAATTGTATAACCTGCTGGATATGTTTTATTAGCATCCCATAATCCAAGATAATTATCCTGATCAATTGGTTCAGCTAATATCTGACTAAATTCTTCACTATCAACTAATGGTTCACATTTAATACGCCATAAATGCGGATACCAAGTAGGACTAAATCCTTCACTAGCAAAATTACCATCTGTTATTTGATAAAATCTTTTTAATGCAACTGGTATGGTTTCTTTTAATGGATTATAATCTAATAAATGAGGTAATTCTAATACATCACCTACCATTAACTTACGACCAACCAAATCAATCATATCATTATAATGAACGGTAATAAAGATAATATCGTTATTTAAGAATAAACCAAATTGGCTTAAATCAAAGTCTAAATTCTGTACATTATAATGTCCACGTAATCTATAAATATTAGGATCATATGTCCTATCTCTATTCTCTAAAAATAGTAAATCTTGTATATTAGTAGGATCTAATGCATCATATTGAGGTTGTGTATAATCAATACTTGCACCCTGATCTGTTGGACCCAAATATTTATGGATATATAAATCAGTGGCACCAACAGTAAACATCTCTGATATTGTTTTATCAAAGAAACGATAATCGTTTGATTTTGTAGGGTGATATAATGAGAGTCTAGGCATATGTATTATTTATCGTTTATAGTCGGTTCAGTAAATAGAGTTAGAAAATGGCTCAATCTCACGGTTGACAACAAATGGACAATCTGCTACAATACATAAATGCGCTATAAATTTAGGAGAACTTAATGGCAACACGTAAACCCGCAAGTAAAATCATTAAAGCTAGTGATTATTCACAGGTTAAGACACTTAACCCCAGAGACCCGGATACAGAATATTTAGGTCCTGAACCTATGTTTGCCGTACAACCCGATTCAGATAGACGCCGAGTAGCACTTATGCGTAGTTTCACATGGTATGGTCGTTTTTATGGTAAGAAAGATGCTAAAGAATTTTTAGCACAATACCTAGACCTACGTGAAAGACCACAAGAGGCTAAGATCATGCGTAGGATTGATGAGAAAGAATGTATCAATACTTTATGCTGGTTAGCACGTATGGAATTGCGTGGTCTAGAACTATCTGAAACAGAATCAGATACACTACAAAATGAAATTAAACGATTGCTTGAAACTATTAATAAACCACAACTAGTTGAAGCTACTGCAACCGGTGCACCTGAAGCTCCTTCTCGTCCCAACATTCAGGAAATTCTTAAAGATAAAGCACGTGAAGCCGGCGGTGAACTTGAAGGATTGTTTGATGAATATATTACGTCAGGTGCCGGAACAAGACATACATTACGACCAATTGATGAAGTAGCTAAAAAGAATGTAATGCCTCAACATATTAGTTTGCTAACCGATGTGTGGAAAAAGAAACTGAATGAAATTGAAGAAGTATTAAAAGGTACAGATGC